TCAAATCGTGGGTCGCCAAGGCGGTGAAAAAGCTCCGTTGTGTACCACGAAAAGCCGCCTATCCTATGCCACAATGACCGCAGCAGCGACATTGTCATATATGGATTTTCAAACTCTAGCACACGCCCTGCCGAGCCTGTGGTATTGCCCAGCCGCAGAGTTTCGCTGTCGCTGACCTTGCAGACAATGCCTGCGAGGATATTCGGACGTTCTCCCAGTGTTGGCAGGTCGATAGTGTTGTTGTCCAGTATCTTCACGCTCGAGCCGTACCATTTGCGGACGTATCTGCCGTATCGGTCAACAAAACCGAACTCGCCTTGTGCCGAAGCTATGTAACTGAGCATCTGCCGCATTGTGGTGTCTTTGGGTATAGAGCTTATTTTGAAGTCGAAGTTTGCAGTTTTCAGCCTTATGTGACCCTTGCCGTAAAGCCTTGCACCGCCCTTTACACGGAGCTTTGCAGGGATGGTGTAGTCGTTGCCGTTTTGCAGTCCAAGCTGCTTGCATATGTCGTCCTCGACAGCCTTTGACCACGCAGGTAGCTTGACCTTTGGCACATAGGTCTTGTCGGAGAAGTAAAGCCTATCCGCAAAAGTGACCTCAGTATTTCCGCCCGACTTTTTCGATTTCACGCAGGTGAACCGCCCCAGAGGTATTCTCTCTCCGTCAAGCACCTCTCCAAGCTTGCTTATCTGCTCCACTGTCAGCTTTGAAAGTTCTGCGTAGGTGTAGGCTTCTAGGGTGGAGTAGGTGGTCACGCCTGTGAGGTCTGCAAGGTACAGGGACAGGTCATACTCTTTGCCGAGGAAACGTGTTTCAGCATCGTTTATCTGTAATGCCCAAGACTGTGAGCACACTGCACCAAGCTCTATGTCGTCACTGAGGCTCGTTGACTGCACGTCACTGGTAGCGGACATTATGTTGTCCCCCATTATTACGCTCTCGTCGTTTTCAAGCCACATACGCCATGTGCGGCAGTAGCTTTCGATGCGTGAGGAGACGGTTGTACTTGTTGTATACATATATCCGCCTCCTACTGCATGATAAGGTCAACAGCAACGCCTTTGCAAAACTGCCGCTTTTCGTCCCAGCCGAATATTTCATAGCTTGGATCTCCTGCATAGACCCTTATTTTGATTTCATTAAAAGTCTCGTCCAAAAGTGTGACGTTAAAAAATGGGCTATCAACATTTGAGATATACTTATTTATCTGTGCAGTCTGCTCGCCTGTGAGATGATACCATTTAATAGTGACCGTTTTCTTTATAGCCCTGATGTCTCCGACCATAAGACAATTAGCGGTGCGCCCTGCATTGCCCGACCAGATTTTATTGTTACAAAAAGTAATTTCAGCAGGAGTGGCTACCGTTTCTTCTTCAAATTTCAATCCATTTGATTTCATAGTATCCCTCCTATACTTTTATCGGCGATTTGCCGTTGCGCTTGATAAAATCATTTATATCGTCAATAACGATCTGTGACAGCACTCTGCCCTTTACTTCGATTGGTATCGTTACGCTTATTTTCTGATTGCCTACAGCTCCGCCGTAAACAGCAAGCGCCTCAAACAAAGCCTGCTTGATCGTATCCAGCGGAGCTTCGATGTTTGTGCCGCGTTTCTGGTCGCCGAGAACCGCAAGAAACTCGGAGTTCGGCGGAATTACCGCGCCGGTGGCGAGCATTGGAATCTGAGGAACTGGTATAGGGTCATAGTCCCAAAACTCATCAAATGGTGTAAAGCCTGCTATTTCAATATCACGAATATCATTAAGTATGCCATTAAGAAAATCCAGTGGAGTAGAAATAACTTTATTTATTCCGCCAATTATGCCGTTTACAACCGTTGTGAATACTCCTGTTATACCCTCTTTGATACCGTCAAAAATTTTGCCACCAGTCGAAAATACGTCCTTAACTGCTTGCCAAGCCTTTGAAAATATATCTTTAAACCAATCAGCTACCTTAATAAACGGTGATTTTATTGCAGTCCACAAATCCCTGAAAAATTGTGCTGTAGCCGAAAACGCCGATTTTATATTTGTCCACGCAGTTGTAAATATATCTCCAAACCAACTTCCTACTGCAGAAAAAATGTCTTTGATTCCTGTCCACAGATTTGAGAACCAACCTATAACGGCATTCCAGACAGACAAAATACCGTCCCAAGCTGCTTGGAAAATTCCCGTAAACCATTCTGCCACGACGGCAAATACATCTTTTATGCCTTGCCATATTCCGGCGAAAAAGTCTTTAATTGATGTCCAGACCTCTGTTACCCAGTCTACAAATTGCTGTATGGTCATTTTAAAGCTGTCCCACAAATCAATAAAAAACTGTTTTACTGTTTCCCAATTTTTGTACAGCAATACGCCGATAGCGATAAGCGCACCGATTCCTAGACATACAAGTGTGATTGGACTCGTCAAAAAATTAACTGCTACACCAAGTGCAGTAATTAACGGTGTCAATACACTTGTTCCTGCCGCCAATGCGGCAAATGCACTTACTACGCCTTGAATTATTCCGGATATTGCAAATGCCGATCCCAAAGTCCCAACTACAACAGCAAAATTTTCGACAGCAGTCTGATGATTCTTTATCCAGTCACTAACCCCATTTAAGGCTGATGTAATACCTTTCAACGCGCCTACTATAATACCTCCGGTCCATGTTGCAATAGGCTTCAAAAATTTATCCCACAGCCATTTACCCATAGGTTTTAACGCTGAAATTGCTGAATCAAGAACTTTTATAGCTGCCGCCAGCAAATTAAGAAATGTTGGTATCAAAGTACTTATAGTCCATGATGCCATAGGGAGCAAAATATTATCCCAGAACCATTCGATACCGTCAAATATGTCGGCAGTTAAAGGCTTTAATGCGGATGTTACATTTTCAAATGATGTAATGAGCGGTGAGAAGTCAATGTTCTGCGCCCATTCAACAGTGTCTGCCGTTATGTTTTCAATTGTGTCGAGTATATCATTAAAAATATCAAGAATGTCCTGAATAATTTTTGTACCACTGCTATCAGACCAAGCGGAGGAAAAATTGCGTGACACATATCCGATTGTATTATTAATGTTTGTCCATATACCGAGTAAATGTTCAGAAATTTGTTCGCCCGTTCCGTTACTCCAAACATCGGTGAATGATCCGCCTATGCTTTTGATAACACTCCATACACCCTCGAAAGCAAATCTCATACTATCTGTTACCTTGACTCCATTTTTATCCCAAGCTTGTTTAAATGGCGTAAAAATAGTATTAAAAGATGATTTTACCCAATAAAAAAAATCTTTAAGCTTTTTATCGGCATCAGATGTATCAACATCTACAGTAGTGGAGATCGTATTGTCGCTTAGAGTACCGACCACTGGCGATGCATTTGTATCAGATGAGGAACTGTTGTCCGCCAGCTTATTTATCTGATCAAAGCTTGCAAGTGCATTTTCTTGAGCCTCGACAGTAGCTTCAGCCGATGTTGCCATATCGGAATAATTTTCCGCCGCCTGCGAAGAACTTTCAGCAACTCCATCTGTTGTATTCATCAGTTTAATTCCAAACACCTCAGAAAGTGCTTTAACTGCTGAATTAGCAACAGCTGTCAAACTTTGCAATTCCGCTGTTATGTTTTTTACAACTGTTACAGCACCAGAAAGAACAGGCTGTCCTATTACAGCAAGCAACTGTTTCCAAGACTCTTTCAGATTACCGATGACATTTTCCCAGCCGTCTGCTTCTCGCGCGGCTTGTCCTTCCGCTCCAGAAAGAGCATTTGCATCCTTGACCATTTGCAATAGTGTAAGTTGCTTCTGAGCTTCGGATAATTCCATAAATGATTTTCCATAGAGTTTATTAGCCGCTGTGTTTCGCGTAGTTTCTGTACAACTCAAACCCAAAGCAGCATCGTTTTCAAAGTTGCCTTTCAAGAACGATTTTAGGCTTTCTGCAGTATCTTCAAGGCTTCGATCGTAATATGCCGCACTGTCTGCTGTTACCTGCAACGCTTCTTCCATCATTTTTAGAGCACTAACTGAATCCATACCCGTAGTTTTAGCAAAAGCATAAATAGATGTGCCTACATTTTGAAGTCTTGTCTGAAGAATGCTACTGTTATCAGCTACACTTTTCATAGCACTATCTGCAGCAGATTTTAAAGTTCCAAAAGTCTGTTGCATTTGAGAATTTGCAGCATTTATATCTGCAGCAGCTTCAAGAGCTTCTTTTCCACTGAACACAGTACCAAGTGCTGCACCCATTTTTAAAACTATATTTCGGAGATTATTAAGCTGGTTACCTAAACTGTTTATACCTTTGGAAAATCCTTTTGTATCTATTTTTGTATCGAAATTAAGTCTGCCGTCAATTGCCAATTATATCAGCCTCCTTTCTTGACAAAATCCTCCATACGCTGTATAATGAAAAAAATACATAATGGGAGGAAATGTTATGTTTTGCTTTAAATGCGGCGCAGAAATATCCGATGAATCAGATTTCTGCATGAAATGTGGAACTGAAATTCTGCATCACAATAAAACCGAAATTGAAGAAGTCAACTCGATTTCAACTATACCTATGAATGCCACAATAAAATCGGCTTTTGTGTCAACTATAATAGTTTCGGAAACGGAGATCTCATACAAAAGTGGGCTCAAAAGCGAAACTATAAAAGTATCCGACATATCAGATATTAGATATACAGCCGGAACTCCTTCCGAGAACGGTCGCTTGTTTATAACAGCAAACGGAAAATCATATAACGTAATGTTTTTCTTTAACAATAATAAAAAAATTGCTGAGTTATGTGGTTACTTCTCCGCACTTAGCAATAATACTTTTATACCGATGGAAGTAACCACATCAACTTCATCACAAACAGGCGAAACACAACATGAAGAAAAAACGTTATCAAAACGTCAGCGTATAAAGGAAAACAAGAAAAACGGTATTGCTTGCTGTCCTAAATGTGGAAGTACTTCGCTTACGGCAAACAAAAAAGGCTTTGGAGTCGGAAAAGCAGTCATAGGAACTGCTGTTGCCGGTCCAATAGGTCTTGTTGCCGGAAACAAAGGAGCAAAAAAAGTTCGTATAACTTGCCTTAACTGCGGTAATCAGTGGTGGGCGTAATAAAAAAGTCAGTCCAAACGGGCTGACTTTTTTATAACAGATTATTTATAAAATCAAGTTCATCCTGTTCCTCTGCTGTAAGCTTCACCTTAATATCAATAAGTTCTTTGTTGTTCCGGTAAAAGTCCTGTTCTCCTTTACTAAGTTTTTTATTGTGTGCAAGCTTATAGCGTATATTTATAACATTACTGTATAAACCCTCACCAATCTCATTAAAAAGGCCTAAAACCGTCCACCAATGCATATAATCAATTTCACGAATTTCCTTTCCTGCTACCTTATTGAGAGCTGGAAAAATAATCCCTTCATCCTGATCCCAGTTTATCAACGGTTTAGGTTGACGTTTAGATTTTGGCATATCTCCGCCGTCAAGAAACCATTTGGCTTGTTCTGCCGCTTCGTAAAGATCCGAGTTAGGTATCTGATCGTGATGCTTGTACAACAGTTGTATACATCCATATGTTTTGGCTTTGTCATTAAGCGTATCGTCATTGCACATAGAAAAAATCAGCAAAGCTACGCGATAATCACTATATATTGAATATATTTTACCGTTGACTGTCAAAGCTTTAGGCAATGCACCTATCATTTTGTTTCACCAACAATGGTATTGCGCTGTGCCGCATAGGAATTAAGTTTCTCCTGTGATTTCTTTCTTTCCTCCACAGAACATTCATTTATGTACGCGAAGATGCACTGCATAAAATTCATAAATACTGGTTGACCTCCGGCAGGCGAAAGACATGAATCAGTTCCGAATACTATTAATGAAATATCATAACCAAAGATCTCATTTATAAGATCCTTCACCGCCATATCAAGTTTGTCCACACTATCAGCGGCAAGTTTCAGCTTTTCAAAGTCCGGATTATTCTCATCAAGATTCTGCAGATCATTGATAGAGTTCATATCGATATCTCCGTATCTACTGCGTATATTCTCATATTTCTCATCAAAGCCTGAAATTCGGTTAATAAACTGAGTATCTGTTGGATTAATACGGATTATTTTATCCGGATTCCCATTTAATTCGATATTTTTGTATCCGTCGTCAAAACTAAGCTTAATTGTTTCTGACATAAAAAACACTCCTTAGAAAAGAGGGGCTTAGTCGCCCCTCAAATTATCCTTCAGCCAGCGGCGTAAATGTCACCACTTTATTTGCGATTGTTACAGTACCCTTAATACGATTGCCGCAGGGTTGGATATTAAACGGTATGTTGACACCGCCCTGCGGTCCGCCATATGACTGCGGCTTAACGATGCAATCTTCCATCCATGCATCGTAAGGACCTTCGGTCTTATCGATAAGCACCTCAAGATATTTGCTCTTGCAGTCGTCGCCAACAAGACGATCCAACGCAATAGATTTGATCTTTTCGTAAATCGCATCTTCTGTATTTGCGTAGTAGGTTTCAACAGACAAACTAGGTTCGTAACCGTTGTCATTTACATCTGTTTCATCAAGGATATTCTTAACAGTCGCGGTATCCGGTCCCAAATCCATAGACATATCCTCAATGTTTTTGCCGATCAGGAACCATGACGGAGTTTCTCCGCCAAAAGTGGAATCCAACAAATGCATAAGATGACTTCTTTTAAGCTTTTTTATTCCTGTAGCTGCCATTTATATTTCCTCCTCAAATGTAAAATGTATCTGTATCTGATACAATCCTCTGTCTCCGTCCTCATCCAGAGCAAGCAGTATGCCATTATCAGCGGATATACTGATAGGTTCAAAATTTCCTGCAAGTTCTGGATAATTCCGGCTACTGTTCTGTTTTTCAATCCAGAAGATAAAATCCTCCGTAAAAGCTGATGCATTGAGCCTTGACAGATCATCGGCTGTGTACTCTCTGCTCTGGAGCAAAGCATTGTACTGCCATGTCTGATTTCCGCACACGTCCTCACTGAGTTTTACAAGACCTGATGTCTGTATACTGTAATTAACAGGTTCAGACTCAGTCTGGTCTATGTGCAGATCAATATCTCCAAGATTGGGATACTGTAACACATATTCTTTCATAGCCTCCAAAAGGCTTTTATTTTGCTCCGGCAATTCGTTTCACTCCTTTGATTATTCCGGACAGATGATCGGGTTTCATACGCTCGAACCATAGTCTGCCTCGCTTGCCCCCAAGGTTAAGCCCCTGCTTGCCCATACCTTTGTTATCGTAATAATTTTTGCGGGCGTATGGTGTGTTGTAATGCACCATGCCTGATCCAACTACCGTTGATGTAATACCTGACTGTTTAAGCTTACCGGTAAGCATTGGCACATAACTATCACAGCAACGTAATACTTCGCTGTCGATATACTTCTGTACTCGGCCGCCTTTTTGCAGACCACGCCTCGCAAACAGTTCATTTTCGGGAGCGACCGTGAGAGTTACTTTAATACTGTTATTACTCATTTAGCCGTCACCTCCGTGTGCCACATTATGGGACTGCCGTAATCCTTGCGCTCTACAGTACTGATTTTGAGCGGGCTTACAGCCTTAAGCAACTCTGCCACAGAGGCTGTCACGTCAAAATCAATATCGCCCTTTGCAATATAGTCGGACTTATCGACTACAGCCAACAACGGCAGATGTATCAACGCCCGGTCAACATCGGTCTTGCCCGTCTTTGCAATGTTTTCGGCTTCGGTGTCCTGCCACCAGCACGGATAATGCTGTGTAATAAATGCACCGTCGGGCTGTTTGTGCCAGACGGTGCATTTTGTATTATATCTCATTTATATCCACCCCACAGACCTGAGATTAAGGTATCTGGAGGCGGTCTTGATCAGCTCATCGGCGACAGCAGTCTGAGTGGTCGAATAACTTATCGAATAATCTCCGACCTTTTCGGAGGCTATCTGTTTATCCGGCTGTGCGGAGTACATGATCTCTGCATAAGCACAGCAGGCTTTGGCAAGGCTGATCTCGTCGGTCTCGGCAAAGCTCAGACTGTCGAGATATTCCGATGCACGCTCCGCAAAATAAGGATAATCCGTTTCGGAAATCTTATTGCCATGAAAATCAGCAGTGTAAAACGTGTAATCAGCATAAGCCATAGCCTACACCTCCGTTTCGCTTGTCGTATCCTCTACCGCAACTGCATCGACGATTTCCTGAATGATTGCGTCCTTCTTGCTTGCCGACCCGAGGTCAATGCCAAGTTCGGCGGCATAAGCTTTTAGTTCAGGGACTGTCATGCTCTTATAATCAATGACATTTTCATTTTCGCGATAGTCGGCAGGCGGTTCTATTGTTATTGGCTTCTCGTTAAAAGTCAATCCTACTGTCTTTGCCATAACGACACCTCCTATGCCTTGTGGTGCAGATAAATACCTGCCGCCTTGTTTTCGTACACATCAGCCAGACCATAAGCACGGAAGAAGAACAGCCAGCTGTCATCCGTCTGATTTTCCTCCGGCGTAACGACCTTGTTTACCGTGTGCTTAGGATACTGGATAACCGCCGACTTC